GCAACATGATATTCAGTGTATAGTGAATTTAGGTACTGAGAAACAAATGTCTCTCTAGGAACATTTGATTTCTTACAAGCATCAATTAAGCCAACTAAATATTCCTTAAAATTCTTCTTAGCATCTTCCACATTATTTATTAATTCAATTGGAGATGGAATCTTAATTTCATTATAAGTTTTCACAGCTAGGTCATAAAATCCCATCATTAATGGTGAAACCCTTGAATCTTCATTTAATTTAGCAAGTTCTTTAATTTCTTTACTGGACTCAGATACAAGTTTGTTATACTGTTTCTTAGTTACTGGTTTTTTTTTAATGGCATCATCAACTTGACTAGATGGCATTCGTTGCATCTTACGACCATTGATTTTATCACGTAATTTCTGTCTGAGTTCTTCTTTAGTTAATCTACTATTAGAATTATTCATTATAGTTTATTATATTAATCAATTTTTTAAATATAGTTTTTTATTTTATTTAAATAATTCAGGATTATATTAAATATATGGAAAATAATTCTTTGTCTTTAACAGAAGATCAATCAATCAAGATTGTATCAGATATTTTGGATAACATGAAACAAAATGAAATATATAAAATTTTTTTATCTAAAATAAAAAAATATGATGTTGAAAGATATGCAAAATTATGTATAACGAAAATAAATATAACAATATTTGTGTGGCTATTTTTTTTTGAATATTATGCGTATATGATCGCAATATTATTATTAGAGGATAATATGGAGTTATTAAATAACAATAATAATGGCAATAATATCACATTGTCTTCTAATAAATTAATAAAAATTTTATTATTTATTCCATGGTTTATATTTAATGGATTATTAAATTTTTGTATGATTGGTGCGATGCTAAATTTATTAGGTACTTTATTAATTTTTTCAAATACATCGTTATATTTACCTGTTTCAAAAAAACTGATAGATTGGTGGTCCATTGCAAGGTCTATAAATTATAAAAAATATTTGAAAAATTATAATTAATAACAAATTCAAGACGCAAAATATAAAAAAAAATAAAAAAATAAAAATATAAACTATTTAGAAATGAAAAAAAATTAACTTTTACAAAAAGTTAAAAAGGGGATAAAAGCGAAATAAATATTATGTAAATAAATAGTAGAATGAACGGATCACAAAAAGAATACTCAATGATTATGAAGAAGTTTTTTGATTTATTGGGTAAAAATAGGGTCTTAACTTTACAGACGGAAGGAGAAATGAAAAAGGCAACACACTATTCATTAGGAGATCCCAAAGGGAAGTATGATTTTTCGGGTGATAAGAATCAGAAATTATTAGACATATATACCAAAGCAGTTTTTGAGAAGAATGTTTCAAATGATGTCTATTTAGTTGAAACACATTTACCACAAGGTCCAATTGTTATAGATATTGATATATCGTACAGTTCAGACAAAAAAGAGTCCGCACATAAATACACATCAAGTCATATTGAACGATTATTAGAAATTTATAATAGAAATATTCGTAAATATCTTAATGTTGAAGATCCTGATGATTTTCGTTCATATTTATTAGAAAAACCATCTCCATCTGTTAAAAAAATAGTACAAGACGATAATGGAAACAACATATATGACTTGAAAGACGGAGTTCATATTATATATCCATATTTATGTACTACTACTTATTGTCAATATTTAATTAGACAGAATGTAATAAACGAGATGAAAGCTACTTCATCATGGATTGATTTGTTAGAAGATAATGATTTAAATGAGGTAATTGATAAAGCAGTAATAGAAAAGAATGGTTGGTTAATGTATGGTTCATCTAAACCATCATTTGAAAAAAATAAGTATTCGCTATCAAAAATTTATAATGAAGATCTTACATTTGTGGATGCTACAGAACTTACTTCTGTAGATATGAATGATTTACCCAAGGTTTTAAGTATTCGAAAATTCTCGAGTGATGATTTAAGTCCATTAAACAGCGGACATTCGTGGGAAGAATTTCAAATTGAATATCAGACCTTATTATTTGGTAAAAAAAAATCGGTCCCTATTGCTGTTATAGAAAATGATATTCGAATTGCTAAACGATTGGTCTCTTTATTGTCAGATAAAAGAGGTAATGCTTATGAAACATGGTTGAGTGTAGGATTTTGTCTTCACAATATTAATGATAGTCTTCTAGATACTTGGATAGAATATTCACAACGTAATCCATCTAAATATAAAGAAGGTGACTGTGAAAAGAGATGGAAAAAATTTAAAGAAGATGGAGGTTTAACCATACGATCTCTTCATCGTTGGGCCATTCAAGACAATCCAAGTGGATATTCAGATTTTATGATGGAAGAATTAAACAATGTAATGAAAAGAGCACTTACTCATACGTCATATGATGTTGCCAAAGCATTTTATGAATTATATAAATACAATTACATATGTTCTTCGATCAAGAATGAATCCTGGTATGAATTTAAGAATCACAGATGGATAAGCATTGAAAAAGGGTTTCCATTATATAACAAACTGAATGAAGATTTTTTCAATGAATACACTAAAATGGCACAAATATTTTATAATAAAGCTATGTCATCTCCAGAAGAAAAAGAAGGATTTTTAGAGAAACAGACTAAAGCATTAAATCTGGCTCTAAAACTTCGTGATTCGTCATATAAAAAGAAAATTATGGAAGAATTAATTAAGTTGTATTATGATCCAGAATTCTTAAATATGGCAGATGAAAAGCGTCATCTTATCTGTTTTAATAATGGTGTATATGATTTGGAAAATGATTTATTTAGAGAAGGATGTCCTGAAGATTATATAACTTTATGCACTAAAATAGATTATAAACCGTACAACCCGAATGACGAATATGTTAAAAAAGTGGAAGATTTTATGGCTTCCATTCTTCCGGACGTTGATGTCAAAAATTATACACTTGATCTAATGGCTTCTTGTCTTCAAGGTCATATTCCAGATGAAAAATTCCATATTTGGACTGGTACTGGTGGTAATGGTAAATCATTATCGATTAACTTGTTGCAACAGGCGTTAGGAGAGTATGCATGTACTTTACCGATTGCGATGCTTACTGGTAAGAGAGCGACAGCGACATCTGCCAATCCAGAATTAGCCAAAACAAAAGGCAAACGGTTTGCGGTCTTTCAGGAACCAGAAAAAGGAGACAAAATTCATGTCGGTCATATGAAAGAATTAACATCTAACAATGATAAAATATCAGCACGATCTTTGTTTAAAGAACCAGTTGAATTCTTTCCTCAATTTAAACTTCTTCTCACTTGTAATGATAAACCAGAAATAGATGCAAATGATGGTGGTACTTGGCGTCGTCTAAGAGTAGTACCATTTGAAATGAAATTCGTAGATAATCCGAAAGAACCGAATGAAAGGAAAATCAATCGAAAAATCAAAGAAGAACTGCCATTTTGGAAGGATGCATTAATGAGTATTCTTATAAAACGATTTGCAAATTATAAGAAGAATGGTCTTACAGAACCATCAAAGGTCACAGATTTTACAGCAGAATATCAGAAAGATTCTGATGCTTATTTTGAGTTTATTCAAACTTATTTACAAAAGTCTGATGACATGAATGATTCATTACACGTTAAAAACTTATTCGCTATATTTAAATTCTGGTACAAAGATGAATCAAATAAGGCTTCTCCATCTGGTAAAGAATTTAGAAAACAATTATTTGAAAAAATCAAGACTACATCTGGTGATTATATCAAAGGGTATAAACTAAAAGAACAACCAGAACATCTATTACCTCCTAATTTTAAATTTGAAGACAATAATAATGTTTTAGACGACTAATTAATTTTTATTGTTTTTATATATTTACATAAATCAATTTATTATATTTAATAATTTGATTTATAGAGTAAGAGAAATATATATATTATAAAATAAAAAATGAATCCAGAACAACTTTTAATTGATAGTATCAAAATTATCTCGCTAAATAACATTGAGAAGTTATTTAGTACTCTTCCATACGATATTATTACTAGTTCTAAAGAAATTTCTGTCTTGTTAGATATTCTGGAACAAGATTATCAACGACTTATTAAAAATAAAAATAAAAAAAATAGACGAAATATGAAGTTTGACGAATTGGAAACAGAAGAAGATTATAATTGTTTTGTTTGTAATATTCATTTAGATGTTCTCAACAATATCAAACTGGCAAATAGTTCGTCTAAATATAAACTTAATATTATGGACTTTATTCGTAAAGAAAAGAGAAAACTTACTATGAGATCTAATAAAATTCATAATATTTCTATCACTCGTTCTCCTGTTTCCAAACACTCAAAACACTCCAATCCTGCTAAAAGATCTAAAAAAGATAGTATTATTTCTAAAGATTATGATGATGACGATGAAGATGATGACTCCGATTCTGATTATGACGATAATGAATATGATGATGAATGTGACGATTATGATGAATATGATCCCAGTGATAGACATGGAGGAGGAGGTGGTGGAAATGATGATGATATGAGTGATAACAGTAAAAAAAGAAAACAGCCATCAAAAACATCAAAGATGTCAGTCAAGGGTTCAAATTATATCTCTCAACTATATCGTGGTAAAGATTGTGGTAGAATGGAAGATGATACCATTAGACATTATATGGATATGTCAGAAAAAGAACAGACAGATACGTATGATAAATTGAAATCAATTAATGAATATCAGAATACGGATCAACCACTTCTTTTCAAGATTGCGAATCTTGATCTACCATTAGATCAAAAGAACCATGTAATGAAAAACTATATAGTAGCAACTACCAATAGAGGCGAACAAAAAATGAAACAATGGGTTGATAACTTTATGCAAATTCCATTTGGATATTACAAAGGTACCAATCTAACATCCATTAAACCTAAAAAAGTAAAGACCTTTATTAACAAGTTACAAGAACAAATGGATAAAGCTGTATTCGGTCATGATGAAGCTAAACGATTGATTATTCAAGTAATGGGACAACAAATTAGAAATCCTACTGGTAAAGCATCTATTCTGGCTATTTATGGGTGCATGGGTAATGGAAAAACCAGTCTTGTTAAAGAGGGTATTGCAAAGGCGATGGATAAGCCATTTGTATATATCAGTCTGGGTGGTGCAACTGATGCATCATTTTTAGAAGGTCATTCATATACATATGAGGGTTCAATTTGTGGTCGAATTGTGAATGGACTAATAGCATCTAAATGCATGGATCCAATTATATATTTTGATGAACTGGATAAGATTTCAAAGACACACAAGGGGGATGAGATTACCAATATTTTGGTTCATCTAACGGACCCAGTACAAAATTCTCATTTTAGAGATAGATATTTCAATGGTGTTGATATTGATTTGTCGAGGGCGACTATGATTTTTTCATTTAATGATCCATCTAAT